GATATAAACGGCCATCAATATACCAACGTTTAAACATGTCGTGGCCATTATTTGTAAAGTCCAACATCGATATGACGTTTTCGAACTCTTCTGTAATTCCTTTTTTAATTTGATCTGATACTTCAACCTTGTCAAGAACAATAGAAACCGGAGCTTGATCTTCTGAAGCTGAGATAGATTCATTTATAATATCTTCAATTGCTGCATCAACTTCTGGATGTGTTGATACACCACGGTATTTCATTATCATTTGATGATTGTCTTTAGAATCATCGCCATCAATATTAATATACTGACCATAATGAGAACCAGAAGCAGTAACGTAACCTGCCCCGTCATCATCTTGACGAGGGACAATAGACTGTAACTTCTTGTCTTCTTGTTTTTGATTTGCTCTTCGAATCTCGAAGCCAAATATTTTTAATGCATTATTGTCGGCCATATTTCATCCTAAATTAATAAAAGGAGGCCAGAGAACCCAGCCTCCTATAAAACAACTTAACTAGTTGTGTTTGATGTCCAGTACTGATAAGTCCACTCAATTGTGAACTCTTCAATCTGATCATTAGCATCATAAGCAAGCTCGATTGGTGAGAGTGCTGTTGGGAATGCCGCAATAAAGTTGTATGTTTTAAGAACTTTTTCGTCCTTATCCAATTGATCAACTTTTAAATCAGCTTGATAGTTTACTGGATTTACTTCCCCTGTATTAAGCGAATGAGCATTAATCCCATTCATCCATCTTTCCATAGAATCACGAATTACAAAATTTGTATCGTTCATACAGGTTACAGTCCATGGTTCAAACGTACGATCACCAGCCATATTTAGCACTCGGCCTCGGAAAGGCACCGGCATTGGTGGAATCGTAGAACCAGGTAACTGAGCTGCTCTACACAAGAAAGAAGTTAATTCAGCATCTCCATCAGTAGGAATTGCTGTAGGAAAGTTTACAGTGACTTTAAACAGATTGGGACGTGCGCCACCACCTGTAAGTTTGGATTTAAAATCGTCGATACCTAGAACTGCCATTTAAACCTCCTTATACACCAGCGATTTCTGCGAAATCAACGCCGGTACGTACAGCAACAAAGTTAAGAGTAACAAAGTTGATTGAACGTGCAGGTTTGACTAAGACAGTCGCAACAAATTCATTTCTATCTATAACAGCACCCGTATTGTTTGTTTCGTCACAAATCACACGGAAATCTGTTATACCACGACGACCTTTGATGTCTCTTAAGAACGGCTCTACAACTCCAACGAATTCTGCTCTTGTGAATTCATCATTGAATTCGAACATTACGTTTCTAGCTGCAATTGAGATAGCTCTTTCGATAGTCAAGAACAAACGACGTACGTTAATACGATCGAATGCAGAAGGTCTTGCGAGTTTTGTCTTATCACCGAAAAGAAGTAGTCCTTGTCCAGGTATATTCGCAATTGGGTTTACACCGTTACGATATAGTACATCTCTCTGAGCTTTATTCGGAGAGTATGCAATACCTGTCACACCAAGATACTGACCACGACGTGGACCAGCTGGTGAGAACCAAGTTGCTGCTGTTACATCAGTCGCAGCCATAACACCTGCGGTTGATGAGTTTGCCGGGATAAAAATAAACTCGTCGTTATATTTATCATAGACTTTGAGATAGTTGTTATCAACGACTAGATATGAAGAAGATGTAAAAGTATTAGCAGTCGTCACAGCTGCTGTATTAGCATTTGCTGGAGTTGCGCCAATAATATCGCTTCTTGCTGGTGAAGCAACTACTACACAGTCTTTACGTTGACCTTGAGCAATACTTACCAAATCGTTTACGATAGTAGTTGTATCTGTTCTTGATGTCATTTGAGGAGCAATCATAAGATCCACTTGGATATTATCTTTGTCTTCAAATTTATCAAATCCAGTTTGATAATCACCTACATCCATATTTTCTGATTCGTCACCAGAATCTAATTCGTAGTTTTTAGCAGCTAGTACTCCGGCAGAAAGTTGGAAATCTTTTCCAGAATCTGCATCTAATCCAGCATTTGCAACAGTATAATCTGAGTCAAAACCAGCCATCCAAATATAAGCTGATTTTCTGTTGATTACATCTCTTACAAAGTTTGTTGAACCATCTGAAGTTTTAGCATTTGCTGCTACTGAAACAAATGGATATGTTTCTAATACTGTTCCTTTTGTACCGGTAAATTTACCGCCTTGGTCAATAACTGCAACGTGAATTTCGTCGTTTACTGCGTTTTTGCCCTCAGCATAAGCTGATGTACCAGGAGGTGTATCAAAATTATCCTTATATGTCCAATTGTTATATGCTGAGTCAGCACCTTGTTGTGGACATAAAGAAACTCTTAAGCTATTGCCCAGTGTACCTGGCCATTTAGCTACAAATGTATGTTTATCAGAATCAAATCCTGCTAGCGCTGCATCCCATGCATCACCATCTTTAACTCTGACATTGGCCCCGTTAGCTACTTCGTTATGATTATAGGCGTTATAACCATCAGTATCGCCTAATACACGAACAACTTGAAGGGCATTTGTGTACTTAAGAAAGTACGCTGCCGAATGGTAATCGACAGAATTAGCGGGTGTTGGCGTCCCAAATGTTTCTGCCAGTTGTGCTTCATTTGAAATCAAAACTGGTTTCTCAACAGGGCCCCAACGGAAATTACCAACAAAAGCGCCAGTAGAAGAAGAAACTGCTGGTACCACACCAGATGCGTCTACCTCTCTTACCGTAATTGCCGGAGATTCTGAAAATGCCATAATTTCTGTCCTCTCGAAAATTTAAATTATATGCGGGTTCATAATACGAATTCTTTTTCACTCAGTCTTATTTATAATATTTAAATATCTGGCGCATATTCGATAGCCCATTGCCTTCCTTCGAGTTCTTCTTCTGTTGGATGTGCTGGAAGTCCGTCATCAATATATCCAAACGGAACAACATCATCTTCTATTTCTTTCATTTTTTGTTTAAACATCATCTCTTTTAGATTTATGTCTGTCATATCAGAAAAATATTGAGTTGATATAAAATAACCTAACATAACAAAATTCATAACCAAATCGTCATGATTTCCTGGAGATGCTTCGTATGATACACCTTTTGCTACAAATGTAGATATTTCTAAAATAGTGTCATCATCACATACTTCTAGTTTATTATTTTCTAATATATCTTTAAATGAAGAACAACCAAGTCTTTTTACTTTACGAGTCATTTCAATACCAAGGGCATTTGCTTTGATAGCAGACTCGACATGCATATTTTCATATTCTAAATCATGATAAAGACCATTTGTCACAAGAGAACCTTGATCATTTGACTCAATTACAACATATGCTTTATTGTAGGAATTTGCCCATTTATAAATAATATTAGGGAAGAGCAATGGAGAGATAAGGTTATTGCGATAAACAGCAACCTGTTTAAATGGTCTAGAGCTAATATCGATTAAATTAAATGTAGAATAGTCCTGTCCTCTTCCTTTCGATACGTCGACTAACATGACGTACTCGTGGTCTTTTTGGGTTTCTTCGTAAATCTTGAGGTCTCCACCTTCAAGATAACGTAGAGGATTTTTTGCTCGAAGCTTTAATAAAGTTTCAGCGTTAATTAGCGTATCACCGGTACCAAAAAATGTATTTCCAAACTCTTGGTCAAATTGTAGCTGAGACGTATTCGCTATTGTCTGGTCTTTCCATTTCTCGTCACGACCGGGTACGTCCCACCAATCCACGCGAAAAGGTTTAAATTCATTTATTCCTTGAGAAGCGCCTTCCCATATTTTATGAAATACATTACCAATACCATTTGCAGTAGATGTAATAATAATTTTAGTATTTGTACCAGATGAGATAACCGGATATGTCGACGTATAAAACTCAGCAGCATTTTCCACAAATGCAAACTCGTCCAAATACAATAACGACACAGACATACCTCGAATCGAGGAGCCTGACGTTGCAGCCGCAACAATCCGCGAATTATTTGAAAACTCAATCGAACCCTTATTCAAAGCCTTACAACCAGGCTGTAAGAAAAAAGGTAGATTTTCTAGCATAAGAGTAATACGACCAAGCATTTCACGAGCCGTAGCACCTTTGTTTGCCATTACAGCAATAGTTTTTTCTGTATGAAATAAAGCATACCATAGAAGATATACGAC